CCCAAAAGGGGTACATTTGTACTTTGGCGGCAGCGTACTGGAGCACCGAATGGTGCACAATGGCCATCGAAGCCCAAGAGGACAAAGCCCCCATGGGTTGCCCTCGACGGTAACGGGTCACTCCAGACTTCAGAATCTCATTCGAGACGGGGTCTCGATATGTGTATCTGAACCATCGGTAAGTTAGCAAGGCCATCCATGACGAAGCTCTCTCCTGAGACCAGAAAGCTCCAAGCACTATGGTGTATAGTTCTTGAGGAATCATTTCCGTTGCGGATTTGAGATCGAAAGAATATACATTCTTTCCAACCTCTTTCGCAAAAGAACGGAGACTACCCTCTTGTGAGAAGGTAGCATCCGTCGGAAGTGACGCCAAAAGGGAAAATAGCCATTCGTGAATGGGCTTTAGGGTCTGCTGGCTCCACCAATCTACGATAGCAATTACCCTAACTTTTCCGGCTGGCTCCTGTAAAAAAGCCAGTTTGGTTAAGAGAGGGCGACTGCTTTCTTCACTAAAGTCTGACATCCACGACCAAGTCGCAGATGTTTTGACCGAAGTGTCGGTCGTAAAAGGTGTGGACGATTCTGTATCGTAGAAGCCAGGCAGCTTATCTCCCATGGGTAACGAAGCGAACAACCCGGCATGCCAGTCGTATACGCCTTTAGAGACTCTTAACTTAGACTGGTCCCGAGGAGCAGCGGGCTTTTCGCCTTTTGCCTCTCGTTCCATATCTAAGTATAGAGCCATAAAGTCATATTCGCCGGCAGCCTTGTTGTAACCCGTTTGGTCAGTAATCTGGGTCTTCATCTCTGGTATCATCTTCAAGATGGCCTTTAACAGCCACTTGTTGATGCCCCAAACCGTTGAAAAGCGGAATAGGGGGATTAACTTGAGAGCAGTGATGCTCGCTTGAGAATCATTAAGAGCTGAAGATACCAATGACTCCGCATGATCGATCAAGTCAAGAGCAATCTTAACAAGATCTTTCACCGTGGTCTTACTGGTTAACGGTCTCTGGTTCAGAGTTTCACTCATCCATCCATCTCGGATAGCCAAAAGACGAAACCACGCGAATAGGTCGGGTAATAACCCGGCTAACGCAGGTCTCATATTAGGCCCCGATTTGAATGAAGAGTAGAACTCTGGTTCCGAATAGTCTGGTTTAGGCTTTCGGTTCAACACGTCCTTAAACAAGTCTAAAAACCTTGTTTGGAACAAAGTAAACTCCTGTACAACCCATTCTGGGAGAACTACGGGAGTCGAGATGACTCCAGATAGATCCGGCATTGGTGTTTTCACGACCATTGCCTTATAATAATGGATCAAGGAGATCCATAGTCGAATACTTTGAACCGGGCGTGACCGGAGTACGCTCCGTGCTCGTGGTGGTAATGCTCTGGGTAATCCGTTGCACAGGGCGATCCGAATACCCAACTTTTCAGTTGAAGTATAAGGATTCTTACCTAAGAACGCCTTTATAACAAGTGCGTAGATTTTTAATCTCTTAGTCAAGGTAAGACCGCCCTGTGATCGGAAGATTAACAGGACGTGCTCCGCGAACCCATTCAACGAGTCACGAAATCCTCGTCCAGATGCCAGGCCAAAGAGCTTGAAGTGAAGGAGGTGCCCCCACTCCAAGGTTAAGTCC